AAGATAGACTCAGCTATTTGGTAGACTTCAATACCTAATTCTCTTAATTGTTGTTCTGTTGGTCTATTACTCATAATCCTGTCCTTTAAACTCATTAAGCGGTGTAGGTTGGTATGTCTACCAATTTATCATACTTATCTACAAACTCCTGCAACGTACCATTAAAAAGTTGCTCCCACTTGTAAAATACGACATCTTCGGGAGCTTCCGGCAACCCCTCCCATTGGGCACGTCCATACTTCTTTTCTTCTGCCTTTACCCACGTTTCCGGTACTACACATCCGTTATCCATGGATCCCTTTAAATACACAGTGTAGCGATATTCCGTATCGCCGTGGGATTCATGCCCATCAGTAACCTCTGCCTTGGGGTTCGCCTTTAAAAATCCCAACACCGTATGCTTTTCCTCCTCAAGCCAGCGTCTAAAATACATCGCCGCGCCCTCAGGATAACCATCCCAGTGTAGGTAAAGACAAACAGGACCGCTTAATGAGTCAGGCTCTTTATCAATCTCATGGAACTCATAAGTTGCTCTTGTTGCCATTCTTCTGTCCTCTCTTTGACAGTGATTTAAGTTAACGTACTACAATGGTAGTATGCCGCAATGACTATCCCCCGTATAGCATTTTTACATCTTTGGGGGATTATTCCATTGTAAAAAACCAGAACCATCGGTTACGCAAATGCACCTCGTAAATAGCCGGTACGACTCCATACATATAGTTATGAGGCCGTGGCTTATACTGGTGGATTAGTCTAAACGGCAAAATGGGGTCGTCGTATGTCGTTGCCACCCAAAACTCAGGCCAACCCCAACCTTCTGGGTTGGCATTGCTTTCAGCAAGCTGCGGGTGAATGTCACCTGCTCCCTGCTTTTCGGCAATTTGGTCGCTATAAACATAAAGATCCCCACACCTACCTGCTATAAAGGAGAGGTCTATAATTTCTCGCTTTGTAAGATTTTGCATGATTAATCCTTAGCTGATTGTGTACATTACTACTATTGTAGTATGGCCCAACGATTATAAGGGAACCACCACAAGATAGCTTTTACACGAACATTGAAAGACAGGCAAAAAGAGGGGGCATTGCTGCCCCCTAAGACACAGGTACTACTTATTCATTTAGTTGCACTTTTTCAGGTAACTCCCTGATAAAGTAACAGTCCAAAGTGCCGTGGGCTGAACAGCCATTGTAAGCCAGATGCACCACTTGGTAGTGGTCGGTGTTACATACCCAGACTGCGTGGTATGCCCCATCTACCTGCCTTATTTTTGCTTCCTGTGTAAACTTGCCAGATTTGCTAACGTGCTGAGTTCCGGTTGTTTGGTGCAATGTTTCTAGCACCGCATCTACGGCCTGTATGCTTTTAGCTTCTGGGTCATACTTATGCCAAAGGTCAGTACCCAAATACTCCGTAAGCAAAAAATCCAATGCCGCTTGCTCTTGGTGGCAGTAAGCCAACCACTCACGCCTTACATCGTTTATATGTACCAGCAGCAGGTCTTGGTTGTTAAAACACTCTGCTATTAATTTATCTTGCATGGTTAAAACTCCTGTGTGTGAACTTTTGTTGTGTACTACACTTGTAGTATGGGGGCACGACTATCACAACACCACACAAGTTTGCTCTATAGGGGACAATTCAAAAATCAACAATAAACTTTTTCACAAATACAAAATATACAATATCACACTATATTAATATCTTTCCCAATTATCAACTACTTACTAACAATGGACTCATCAAATATATATTATGGTGATCAACAATTAACCAAGAGTCGGGGACGCGCGATCATTTTTAATGAAAAAAATAAAAGTGTAACTTTTCACTTTTGGTCCTATATAGTAAAGTTCAGGTATGGCATTAGCTAAACGAACTCACAAACCCCACCTAGAAGTTGTGGCAAATCCCCGCACTGAAAAAAAGATTACACCCAAGCAAGAGGAATTTGTAAGAATCTACTGTTGCGAGGATGTAAGCCAAACGGAAGCTGCCCTACGGGCTGGATACTCTAAGAAATCTGCACACGCCATAGCGTCCCAGCTATTAAACGGTATTAGATACCCCCACGTAGTAGCTAGAGTTCATGAAGTCAAACATGAGCTTGCACAAAAGTATGAAGTCACATTTGAAAACCACGTAAGAAAACTAGCAGACATAAGGGATCTTGCGTTGCGGGAAGGATCATACGCTGCTGCTGTAGCTGCCGAAAAGAACAGAGGGCACGTGGCTGGTTTATATATTGAGCGTAAGGAAATCTTGCATGGAAAGATAGATACCATGAGCAAGTTAGAAGTGTTGAAGGAAATACAGAAGCTGCATGAGGAGTACCCTGTACTGAGTGTGGTAACTGAAAGCAACCTAGTCATAGAAGGTGAAATAGATAAAACCTGAAAGTAAACTGTGGCAGAAAATCAAGGCTGGAACACAAGAGCAAGATGTGTTTTGGACACGGTTGGAGTCATGGGCTACTCCTGGAATCCCAGACCTACACGCCATTGTAGATGGCTACCCTTTTTGGTTAGAACTCAAGCTGCATAAGTTAAAGTCACTAAATTATATAAATCTAAGTCCACACCAAATAGCGTGGCAGATAAGATATAGTGGGAAAAATGGTAGTGTGTGGAACTTGGTTGAGCATCCTTCTTCAACCACTATAAATATATTTAGAGGGGAAAGGGCTATTGAGATTGGACCAAAGAGGGAGAGGGAAGACCCATTGATCCCTGACTGGAGCTCATGTGCCCCGTACGATTGGAAGGGAATGATAGCATATATCGTCTCCCATCCACTCCCCAAAACCAGAGACCCAAGTTTGAGAGAAAAGGTATCTACTCGCCTCTAGTCGTGTCCCTTCGTGTCTAGTCATATCCCCATAGATCACCGACGACGGTCCTAGATCGGTTACGATCGTGGCCGATCGCCATGGATCATTGACGATCGCGGACGATCCTCTGATGGTGGGCATAAAAAAGTCCCGCTTGCTAAACTAACAAGCGGGACTGTGTAGTGGCGAAATAGCTGTTAAGACTTAGGAGCCTTAACGGTTATGGGTTTAACGACCAATTGCACTAAGGACTTACCGTAGAAATACTTGCTACGATCCTTTATGGTATTGGTCCCGTTTAGCAACATAAGGAGCGTATTGCCACGCTCAATTGTTGCGGTAGACCCTGCGACTTTACCACCAGTAGCAGCGATGGCTACATTTATGTGGTTGAGTCTGGTGCTGGCATTTTTGCCACCAGCGACCGGTGCCCACTTGAGCTTATTAAATGCTTTGCTCTTGTTGGCAGGTATACCGTCTTTAGGTAGCTGGACTCCAAATGCCCAACAGCGTAACTGATTGGCACGGATGCCAGTGTTAGCCGCGAACATACCAGCAGTCTTAGCGGTATTTACCCAATTTTCAGCAGTAATACTAAGCGAGTCAAAAAACGGTGTGGTTTCTACCACCACATTGGCTGCATTGTCTGCTGCATTGTCTTTAACAAATTTTGCTACGCAAGAACCGCTGACCAATTTGTTGCCATTGGTTGCGAAATTCAGGGTAGCCCCGTCGGTAAGGTTTAAAGCCTTTACCAGAGGCTTGGCGGTTACTTTCTGTTTAACCATAGTCGTGTACCTTATAGAGACTATTTGCCACTACAAATTCAATACTAACACGTACCACATCAGTGGTACAGCACTGATTACCTTTTTGCGGAGCGTCCCTAGATTGAGACCCAAGATTGAGACGCCGCATTAGGATGGATGAGGAGTATGAGTGACTGTAACAGTATCTATATAAGTTACTCATTTTTGATCTGCCCCGATCGGCTACGATCTAGGGATTGATAAGGTATCACTCCAGCTTCCCTTCCGTCTGGTCTATAGTGTTTAATGCTTGGGGTATGAGGTCAGCCATGCCATACTACAATTGTAGTATATTAATAATCTAAACAACACAGGAGTTTCACATGCACACATTCCCAAGCCACAAAGATTATGGGGGTAACAAAATAACCCTAGAAAATTACGTTGGCGAAATCAGCCAACTTTTAATAGACCAGCTACAAAAAGAGTTCGGTACAGGCACAACAGATTTAGCGTATGCCGCAACTGTATCTAAGCTGTTGGCTGAATCTAGTACCGCATTAGCTAACGCCATTAATGACCATGTAAGGGAGTTATAACCATGCACGATTTAAAGCAGGGCAGTAAGGAGCAGGTAATACAGGATTTTTTAATGCCTAGTTACCAGCCAGATTTAGAAGATCCTATTTACAAGGGTTTAGAGTTTTTGCTTAACACCTACCTACCTGATGGCACTTACCACGTTTATGACCAAGAGCTTAATTATGAAAATAAAAAGGCAGGAGCGTTTGTGGGTAGCCTCAAGCAAGGCAAGCAGATTGCTAAGTTTAAGCACCATGACGTTTACCACATTGTATATGAATACACACAGGGTAAAACCAAAATCATTGCTGTTTCGTACAATGGTTGCCCATTTAGCTCTGCCTTAACTATCTATTTTATTAAGGTATAGCAGCACAGTCACGGGCACATAGCATAACTGTTATGTGCCCATGATTACCAAAATTTGATCGGCCACGATCTAGGATTTTGCCTCCTTCCCATCGATTTAATCTAGTGCTTTAGGCGGGATAGTCGTTGTGCGTTAATACATTTGTAGTAAACACATGTAGTAAACACAAATAAAGGACTCCATTATGGACTTGACTAAAAAAGACTTCATAACTCATGTAATAAACATGTTGTACGGTGAGCCGTTTGATATGCACTCCCCAGAGGATTATCAAAAAATACTGCGGGACGTAGCTTCTGGTTTAAAAGCTGAGATGCCATTTGACCAGCCGGTTGCGGAAACAGTTTTTTTACCTTGGGTAAAGTGACCCCAAAATTAAGACCCCCAAAAGGGAGACCAAAGATATGAGACAACGACTCTATTATACTCTACTAGTACTCGCGTTCATTACACTCGCTATTACGCTCACGCTTGTGGTGTGGGTTGCAACTACATTGGTGCTGCTATGGTAATGGCAATAGCGTTATATATAGTGCTTATATGGGTGTTACTATAGGTAACAGTTTATTTAACATTATTTACTACAATAGTGTTGCACTTATATAAGTACTATTGTAAAGTGTACTTATTGGCTGCGCAATAACGCGCATAACCAATAAACACAGGCAACAAAACCATGCAAAAAGTAAATACACAAAAAGCAATTACAACCGGTATAGCTAACTTAAACAGTGGCGCTATATATGTAGGTAGCACAGCCGCGCCAGCAAGTGGTGCAACTATTGCCACTTGGCTAACCAATAACGCAGCCGGTAATATGGCAAATGTTATGGTACAAGTTACGCCTTACTTTAAAAGTTTAGGCATAACAGCCGTTAACTGGGTGCAACACGCAAAGTTACAGGGTATGTTTGCAGCCGGCACCGGCATACGTGCGCACCAATTGCAGTGCGGCTTGTTTGGTGTGCAACCAAAAACCATTGTTAGCAATAAAAGTAAAGCCATTAAAAAGGCTACGCTTTGCAAGGTTGGTGGTAGCGGTGCAAGCCATAGCCTTGCACATATTGCGCAAGCCATTGGTGCAACCGGCGGCAAAATTGTTACCGGCAATATTACCAATGGCAATACGCTTGCTATGTTACTAACTGGTACCAATAGCCTAACGCGGCCCCATGCGTTTTTTGGCAAACCACTTGTGCAATTGGTAGTTAAGCCAACCGTTAAATAAACCAACCAACCAAGGTAAAAAGGCCAGCCAACCGGCTGGCTTTTTTTATGCCTGTTATTTTTACCTAACACCTAGCTTATGGTTAGGTACCTAGCACACATTACATGGGTGCCATGTGTACCACTTTACCCCACACCCCCCCTGAGACCAAATAAGGGTACCCGTTAGGGTGGCCTTATACTGTTTGACACGGTTCGTGGGACACTAAAAAATTATTTACACAGGTACCCCCTAAAACACTGAAAACGGCCCTAGGTTCATTGCTGTAGAAAAATTTTCGATATATTATTTTTATATGGACCAGAATGATATCGAAGGAATCCCAGAAGAACGGTTGAAGAGCTATGCCCAGTTGCTCGAGCGAGCGCAGCAGTTGGGTCAAGCGGAGCAAGCCCGTGCCGGTTTTATGGAGTTTGTGCAGTTGGCGTGGCCTGAGTTTATAAATGGACGCCACCACAAGATAATGGCTGATAAGTTTAATAAGCTGGCGGAAGGAAAGATTAAGCGCCTGATAGTTAATATGCCGCCACGACACACTAAGAGTGAGTTTGCGTCTTTTTTGCTACCGGCATGGATGATGGGGAATAATCCGCATTTAAAGATAATGCAGACAACGCACACGGCGGAGCTGGCTTTTAGGTTTGGCCGAAAGGTGCGTAACTTAATGAATACGGATGATTACAAGCGTATATTCCCCAAGGTAAGTTTGCGAGCAGACAGCCAAGCGGCTGGCCGGTGGGAAACCAGTGGTGGTGGCGAGTACTTTGCGGCAGGGGTAGGTGGCGCAGTTACGGGGCGGGGTGCGGATTTGTTAATAATCGACGACCCCCACAGCGAGCAGGATGCCCTAAGCCCAACGGCGCTAGAAAATGCCTACGAATGGTATACCAGTGGCCCCCGCCAACGGCTCCAACCCGGAGGCAGCATAGTAATTGTAATGACCCGCTGGGCAGATAACGACCTAACCGGCAAGCTGGTAAAGCAACAGGCCAGAGATATCCTTGCCGACAAATGGGACATCGTAGAATTTCCAGCCCTAATGCCCGACGACAAACCGCTCTGGCCAGAATTCTGGAAAAAAGAAGATTTAATAAGCGTAAAGGGTAGCCTGAGCGTAATCAAGTGGGAAGCCCAGTGGCAACAAAACCCCACCAGCGAACTAAGCGCAATACTAAAACGCGACTGGTGGAACAAGTGGGAAAAGAAGGAAATCCCCTCTTGTGTGTACTTGATGCAAAGCTACGACACCGCATTTAGCAAAAAGGAATCCAGCGACTACAGCGCAATAACTACGTGGGGCGTTTTCTATCCGCAGGAAGATGGCCCCCCCAATATCATGCTATGCGATGCACGGCGCGGTAGGTGGGATTTTCCAGAACTACGCCGCATTGCCTTTGAAGAATACAAATACTGGGATCCCGAGATCGTACTAATCGAAGCCAAGGCCAGCGGAATGCCCCTAATACAAGAACTACGCAGCATGGGCATACCTGTAACCGAATACAGCCCAAGCCGAGGAAACGACAAGATGTCTCGGGTTAATTCAATTGCTCCAATATTTGAAACTGGGTTAGTATGGGCACCGGATACACGTTGGGCAGAAGAAGTAATAGAAGAATGTGGTGCTTTTCCAGCTGGAGAGTACGATGATTACGTGGACACCGTTACGCAAGCACTGCGACGCTTTAGAGAAGGCGGTTTTATCACCCACCCCGAAGATTACGAAGAAGACTTTCAGGTTCCTAAGCAGAGAGTATATTACTAATGGCAGAAACCCCACGTCCAAGTAACGTAGAAAAAGCGTTAATCGAAGCCCCCCTAGGTGGATTAACAGAAACGGAACAAGGCTTTGCCAACGCCGAAGATGAAATGCGTACTAAGAGTGTGGATGTTGTTGTCCAGCGTAATGACGATGGCACCGAAACAGTCCTCGAGGGCGAGCGTGAAACAGAAGAGGTTTTTGAAGTAGGGACAGAGCCGAATGAATTTTTCGACAATCTCGTTGATTCATTAAGTGATAAGACATTAAGCACCGTAAAATCTTATGTGATGTCTTCTGTCCAAGAAGATAAAAGCAGCCGTGATGAATGGTCGCAAGCCTATACCAAGGGGCTTAAACTATTGGGGCTAAGATACCAAGACCGCACTCAGCCATTCGCCGGAGCCACGGGCGTAACGCACCCCGTACTAAACGAGGCCGTAACCCAGTTTCAAGCCCAAGCCTATAAAGAACTCTTACCCAGTACCGGCCCAGTAAAAGCGCAGATTATAGGGCAGTCCACCCCAGAAGTAGAAAAACAGGCACAGCGGGTGCAGGAATACATGAATTATCAAATCATGTATGGGATGGAAGAGTACGAATCAGAATTCGACCAGATGCTCTATTTTATAGGGCTGGCAGGGTCAGCTTTTAAGAAAGTCTACTTTGATGATGTAGCGGCCAAACCAGTAAGCAAGTTTGTGCCAGCCGAAGATGTACTTGTACCCTACACGGCTACCGACCTAAGAACAGCAGAACGCATAACCCATGTTGTAAAAATGTCTAAGAACGAGCTGCGTAAGATGCAGCTTGGCGGAATTTATGCAGATGTAGATATAACCGATGGCGGGTCTACTGAGTACAGCGCAATACAGGAAGAATATGACAGGTTAGAAGGTATAGAGCGCACTTCTACCGATGAGGAAGTTACCATATACGAGTGCCATTGCTACTTGGACTTGGAGGAATTTCCAGATACTGATCCCTCAGGTGAGAACACAGAGGTTAAGTTACCTTATGTAGTAACGGTTTGTGACGATATGAATGCGGTTTTGCGTATAAGCCGCAATTATCGCCAAGATGACCCGATGAAAGAGGCTATTGGTTCTTTTGTCCAATACAAATTCACTCCTGGATTAGGCTTTTATGGCTTTGGATTGGTGCATTTGCTGGGGAATTTGAGTCGCACGGCTACCAGTACTCTACGCCAATTGGTAGATGCCGGTACTTTAGCGAACATGCCAGCAGGGTTTAAGGCCAAAGGGGTGCGGATGGCCGACCAAGGTAATCCGCTGAATCCCGGAGAGTGGCGGGACATTGATATTCCCGGAGGTGATTTGCGAGCGGGGCTTGTACCGCTGCCATATAAGGAGCCAAGCCAGACTCTATTTCAGTTAATGGGGTTTGTAGTAGATGCAGCCCAACGCTTTATAGGCACAACGGACATCGGTGTTGGTGATAGTAACCAAGAGATGCCCGTAGGCACTACGATTGCGTTGCTTGAACGAGGATCCAGAATTGTTTCGGCAGTGCATAAGCGTATGTACGCCAGTATGAAAATTGAACTTAAGATGTTGGGACAGTTATTTTCCGAAGACCCAAGCCCCTACCCCTATGAAGTAGGAGTAGATGCCCAGATTAAATCAAGTGACTTTGACAGCCGCATAGATATTCTCCCAGTAAGTGACCCCAATATTTTTAGCATGTCTCAACGGGTAGTATTGGCACAGGAGCAGTTAAAGCTCGCAACAGGCGACCCCGAAATGCACAATATGTATGAAGCCTATACCCGTGTCTATGAGGCGTTGGGGGTACAGAACATAGATGAAATCTTAAAACCGCAGCCGGTGCCTGAACCAACTGATCCAGCCACGGAAAATCAAAACGCCAGTAATGCAGCCAAGGGTCAAGGCCAGCTTCAGGCGTTTCCTGAGCAAGATCATCAAGCCCATATCAAAGTACACATGGGGTATATGGAGAGTGGGATAGCCCAACAGCAAACTCCGGTGTTATTGACATTAGAAAAACACATTTATGAACACTTGGGCTTACAGGCTCAGGTGATGGCAGACCAACAAGCACAACAGATGGGAATCCAAGATCCTGCACAAATGGCAGCTTTAGTAGCTCAAATACAGGTACAGCTTATAGAACAACATCAGGCGAGCTTACCACCGGCTAATAAAGATGATGATGACCCATTAATTGC